GCGGATCTGGATGTGCCCGAATCGCTCGACGACGCGGTGGTGCTGCTCGAGGTCCGCGCTAAGGCATACGCCGCAAGCCTCGACACCGACAAGATCACGGCAAAGCACGTCAAGCAGGTCGAGACGTTCAACCGCGGTGTGACGTTGCGAGTGCTCAATGACTTGGGCCTGAACCCGATACCCGACGGCAGCGCGATTGCCAAGGCCCGAGATGCGTGGGTGCGCGAGAATGCCGACCTGATCGTGAGCCAGCCCCTTGAGGTCGCCGAGCGATGTGGGCAGGTCGTGCGTGAGATGGTGCCGGGCGGCAGCCGGTGGGAGACAATCGCCAAGCGACTCGAAGAGGAGCAGGGCATCGCCACCCGGCGCGCGTCGCTTATCGCCCGCGATCAAGTCAGCAAGTACAACGCGGCTCTGACGCAGATCCAGCAACGCGGCGCGGGGATTGAGTATTACATGTGGCAGGGCGCGATGGACAATCGCGAGCGCCCGAGCCATGTTGCGTTGCAGGGCACGGTGTGGTCATGGGACAAGCCGCCGCCCATCGGCAGTCCGGGCGAGCCGATCCAATGCCGCTGCTGGGCCTCGCCGGTGACATCCGAGGACGCCAAGAAATTCGCGGTGCAGTGGACGCCCGAGGAACTAGCGGCGCGCACCGCCGACCTAGGACCGACGCAGCGCGAGGGGCCCGACGCGACGCCCGAACAGGTCGCCAAGCGGGCAGCGCGCGAGGTCGCCGCCGAGGTCAAGCTGGCGCAGCGGCGCGTGCCGTGATCGCGCTTGCACATTGTGCGCAATCGTGGACAATAGGGTCATGAGCGTTCTCAGATACGACAATCTAGCCCCGAGGATCGACGCGGTGGACCCCGAGACGGGGATTCTGCGCGGTCGTGCGGTGCTGGCCAAGGAAGGTGTCTACCGCTACAGCGATCAGACCGGCGCCGTGTGGTGGGAGTACGTCCCGCGCTCGACCCTGTCGGATCCGGCTTGGATCGACTCGCTCAAGCTCGCGCCTGTCACGCTCAACCATCCGACTGAAATGGTGACGAGCGACAACGCGCGTTATCTCGCGGTCGGCGCTATCGGCGACGGCGTAGTGATGCTCGGCGACCGATTGGCCAGCCCGATCGCAGTCTACGCCCGCGACGCCGTCGAGGCCGCGCAGACGACGCACAAGGAAATCAGCCTAGGCTACTACGCCGATGTCGAGATGCGTAAAGGCCAATTCGACGGGCAGGCATACGACCGGGTGCAGGTCAACCGCCGCGCTAATCACGTTGCGCTCGTCGAGCACGGCAGACACGGGCCGGATGTCCGCCTCGTGCAGGATGCCGCCGCCACCGATACCTTTACCCCGCCTGCCGATGTCGCCGCAGCTGCAAAGCGTGGCCTCGAACTGCGCGCCGAGCAGACGCCGAGCAACCGCGGCGGCACTGCGGTCGGAATCGCCCGCGCCAAGCAGCTAGCCAACCGCGACCCCGTCAGCCTCGACACGATCAAGCGCATGGTCAGTTTCTTTGCCCGTCACGAGGTCGACAAGAAAGGCGAGGGATGGGGCAAGGATTCCAAGGGCTATCAAGCGTGGCTGCTGTGGGGCGGCGACCCCGGCCGGCGCTGGGCCGAATCCATTGTGCGCCGCACAGAGAAGAAAGGCGACGCGCAGGACACGGCGTGGCAGGTCGCCCGCCTCGACTGCGACGATGACTACATGGACGAGGACGATATGACCTTGAAAGCAAAGCTAGAAGCGGCGCTGATCGAAGCCGCCGCCGAGAAGGCCCGCGCCGATAAGGCCGAGGCCGAGCGCGACGAACTGCGCGCCACGATCGACGCCAAGGGCAAGGACGAGGACAAAGCCAAGCCCGACGACGAGGATGAAGACGACGACGACGACGAGGACGAGGACATGAAGTCCAAGGACGAGGACGGCGGCGACGAGGACAAGAAGGCCGGCAAGGCCAAGAAAGACAAGAAAGACGACGACATGTGCGACATGTGCGGCGCTCCGGTTGGCGCAGGCGGCAAGTACAGCGGCGCCGACAAGGCCAAGCGCGACGCGCTCGACTGGGCCCGCGCCCGCATCGAACTCGAGAGCCGCGTGCGCTCGGTCGCCGGTCCGCACTACGATTGCACCAGCAAGGACGACCGCACGATGCGCCTTGACGCGCTGACGGTCCTCGGCGTCAAGGGCATCGAGAGCCGCAGCGACGACTACGTCGCCGCCCGCCTCGACGCCGCGCTTGAACTGCGCGCCGAATCGAACACCCCGGCCGCGATCATCGCCGCCGGTCTGAACGCGCGCCCTGCCTCGATACCGGTCGAGACGCTGGACGCCAACCACCTCGCCCGCAAGGCGTGGCACTAAGCGGGCCGACCCCGCGGGAGAATAATCAATGAGCGCATTTACCTCGGTGACTTCTACGCTGACGGTCGGCCAGATCGGTCAGCTCGGCTACGGCAACGGCTCGGACCTGCTGGTTCGGTCGTACCTCCTGATTGACGCGACTGACGTGAAGCCCGGTTACGGTGTCGTTGTTGACACGACCGGCGCCAACAGCGCCAAGCTTCCCGCGGGCGCTGGTGGCACGTTCGCCGGTGTCGTGTTCAACGACGGCAATCTGCCGATCGAGAGCAGCGCCTACTCGGCGAGCGGCGTGCCCAACATGCCGACCCTGCGCCGCGGTCAGGTGTGGGTGCCGATCACGCAGGACGTCGATCAGACCTCGCCCGTCTATCTGCAAAACACCGCAAACGGCCTCGTCAAGGTTCCGGGTACGTTCCGCGCTGACGCCGATGCCGGCAACGCGCAACTGTTGACCGGTGCGCAGTTCGCGTCGGCTTACACCGCGGCCAGCGGCAAGGCGCTGTTGACCGTCAACCTGCCGGCCTAAGCGGTAGAATTCAAGGAGAAAGACCATGAAGATGATTCGCAAATCTATCGTTGACGGCGCACTGCACGTCGACGCCGCCGGCAAGGATCTCGTGATCGACGGCAAGCACCTCGTGCACAATGACTCGCGGTTCGCCGGTTTCCACGACCGTCTGGCCTCGAGCCCGCTGCGTTCGATGATGCAGTCGCACATGGACGGCATCGCCACGGGCGCGCGGTTCGACGCCGCTAGCTCGTACGCGTTGGCCCGTGAATTGCAGTATGTCTCGGCGGTTATCGCGCAAGAGCCCCTTGCCGACCTGACCTCGATGATGGCCTTCCCGATGGCCGTCGATCAGCCGCAGCCGTACCAGCAGGTTTACACGTGGAAGGCGCAGACGTGGACCAAGGGTGGCCGCATCTCGCGCAATTACAAGGACATCGGCCTGCGTGGCGATATCCAAGTGTCGCAGAACAGCCAGAACGTCGCGCCGCTGCTCGCCCATGCTTCCTGGGGCTTGGACGACATCGCCCGCGCCGCGCTCGGCAACGTGCCGCTGCCCGCGCTGGAATTGCAGGGTGCGATGCGTACCGTGTCGGAATCGATCAATAGCGAAGTGTGGTTCGGAGACTCGGCCGAGGGCATCGCCGGCGTGTACAGCAACGCTGACATCGTCAAGTCGGTCGTCGCCAACGGCGGCGCCGGCTCGCCGCTGTGGGCGAACAAAACCCCGGATGAGATCGAGCTCGACATCGTGTCGATGATCTCGGCCGTGGTCGAGGCGGTCAAGGGCAAGGGCTCGTTGCTCCCCAACCGCATCGCGCTCAGCGTCGCTAGCTACATGAAGCTCGCCACGACCGCGCGTTCGCAGCTCACCGGCATGACGATTCTGCAATTCGCTGAGCAGGCGCTGGCCGCGGCGGGTGCGCCCAACCCGCAAATCACCGCCCACCCGGAGCTTGCCGACAACGGCAGCGGCTCGAAGTGGATGATCTGCTACCGTCACGACCCGCTGGTCGCCGGTCGCATCCTGCCCGTCGCGCCGGTATTCCTGCCGCCGGACATCGAGAGCACCTACATCACACAGGCGATCCACGCGCAGTCGGGCGGCATCAACATCCGCTACCCTGTCGCGCTCCAGATTCGCTACGGCATGTAAGGGGATACCATGGCGATCACCGCGTCGGATGTCCAGACTTTCGCTCCCGATTTTGCCGGGGTTTCGACCTCGATTATCAACCTCTGGATCGGCTGGGCACCCGGCGCGGTGGATCCCGATTTGTTTAGCACCGACGCCGATCAGGCCCAAATGCTGTGGATTTGCCACAATTTGGTCCGGTCGGCGGGCGGTGCGAGCGGGGCCGGTGGCGCGGTGACGAATCGCGACGTCGGCGACGTGTCGATCAGCAACGCGGCGCCGCCGCACATGGATCGGCACATGCTGCAATCGACGGCCTACGGTCAGGCGCTGTATGTGCTGATCAATCGCTACTGCGCAGGCGGCGCGATCGTCTAGGGGGCGTCATGGCGGTCGAGGTAATCGACAATCGTGCGCTGTACGATCGCATCATGCGCGAGGTCGAGAAGCTCGCTGGCGCAGTCGTGACGGTGGGCATCCACGGCGACAAGGCGCAACGTCGTGGCGACGACGAGACAAACCCGGAGATCGGCGCAAAGCACGAATTCGGATCCGGCAACATCCCCGAGCGCAGTTTTCTGCGTTCGACGGTGGACGGCGGCGGTCCTCTTGAGACTGCCGAGCAACTGTCGGCTGATGTCGCGCGCGGCAAGATGCCCGCATCGAAAGCGGCGCAGCGGCTCGGCGTGATGACGGTCGGGCAGGTCAAGCAGACAATCGCCCACAAGATCCCGCCGCCCCTATCCCCCGACACCATCGCCAAGCGTCAAGAAAAAGGCGCGCACGGCGGCGGGCTTGCAAGCCTCGGCGATGCGACGACACCGCTTATCGACACTGGGCAGCTAGTGCAGTCCATTCAATTCAAGGTCGAGGGGGTCTAATGGCAGGCGTGCCCGTGATCGTGACAGACTGCGTGACCTCGCTCGCGACGGTTGACGTGACGCGCGTGCGCTACGCCGCCGGCGCCTACAGTACGACGGCGGGCAGCAAGGGCGTATTTGTCGCCGGTACCCCGACCAATACGACGATCAGCGCGGTCATCGGTCCAATCGACGGCCGCACGCGTGACCTGTTGCCCGAGGGAATCCGCTTGCGAGCGCGCTACCTGTGCCACACGACCGCCGATGTGCGCGGCGACCAGCCGACCGCGAGCGGCACGGCGATCACGCAGGCCGACCGGATCATATTCAACGGCCGGACGTATCAGGTCTATCAAGATCGCGACTGGGTGACGCTCGGCGTCTACAACCGCTCGGTCCTTGTCGAGCAGACCGCGGAGCCGTAATGTCAACGACGTTCACGTGGCCCAATGTGCAGGATGCGCTTTACGACGCGGTGCAAGCCGCGCTGCCGACCTGCAACGTAGTGTGGGCATACAGCGCCAACCCAGCGTCGATGCCTGCCAAGCCGTTCGCGGTGCTCAACTTGACGACGCGCGACGTGCAACAAGGCCTCAAAGGACGCGACGAGTCGGGCAACACGACGACCCCCGGCACCACCTTCTACGCCTACCATCGTCGGCACACGGTGTCGGTCAACGTCTACTCAAACACGACCTACGGCTCCAACCATGCCGCCGCCCTGCTCGCGCAACTGTCGCGCGAACTGCGCAAGGACTCGCGCCAGCTCGCCCTGCGGCAAGCCGGGTGCAAGGCGTGGCCGGTGGGGATTGTCAACGACCTGTCGACAATGCTAGACACGAGGGGCGAATCTCGTGCACAATGTGACCTGACCGTAGCGACTCTGGATAGCAGTACCGAGGCGGTCGGCTGGATTGAGACGGTGGAACTGGACGCCATCGAGGTTGACGGCATCCCGATCACCGGATAAGGGGTTGAAATGAGCAAGCTTCCTATTTCAAATCTCGTCGACCTGACGATCAACCTGATCGGCGCAGCGCAGTCGGTGGACGGTTTCGGCGTGCCGCTGATCGTGGACACTGAGAACGTCAAAGGCGCTGCCGCCGGCGTGCCGATCCTGACGACGTGTTACAGCCTGCAAGACCTGCTTGACGCCGGTTACACGACGCACAGCAAGGCCTATGTTCTCGCGTTGCACCTGCTGTCCTACAGCAACAAGCGGGTCAAGCGCTACATCGTCGCCAGCGTCAACAGCCTGTCGAGCGCGGAACTGACTGCCGTCGAGTCTGCGAATAGCGGATGGTATGCCTTGCTGGTGACCTCGCGTGCAAGCGCCGACATCCAGATTTGCGCGACGTGGACCGAGACGGTTGCATCGCGCCGGCACTTCTACTTCGGGGAGACGCAGGACACGGCCGCATTTAGCACCGGCCCGTCAATCCTGACGATCCTCGAGAACGCCGGCCGTCTGCGCACGGGCATCGTGGCCCGCAAAGTCAACGCGCAGACGCTGACGCTGACGATCAGCGATGCGTTTGTCGCGGCCAACTCGATCACGGTCAAGGTCAACGGAACGACCGTCGGCCCGGTTGTCTTTGCCGTGGACAGCAACAACACGCTGGGTCTGCTCGCGACGGCGCTTGCCGCCACGGCAGCGATCGACACGGCGACGACGGCAGGTGGTGTCGGTTCGGGCAACCGCACGATTACAATCACCGCGGCCGACCCGCTCGTGCCGGTCGAGGTTACGGCGTATGTCTGCTCGCTCGGCGCGTCGCAGAATACCGCCGCAATCGTCGAGACGAACGCGGGTGCAGGCGCTGCCGATGCCGAGCTTGCCGGCCTGCTGATCCCGCAGGGCCTCGGTCAGTCGACCGCCGCCGGCAAGACGCTGTCGGGCCTTGTCGCCGACGACCTGACGCCGGCCGAGTACAACAACGCGACGAGTCACGGCGCTAGCTGCTACGTCACCTATGGCGTGATCAGTCAGATCCAGACGGGCCAGACCTCGGGCTTTGTCGCTCCCGGCGCGCACGCGTTCATGGACACGATCTTTGTCCGCGACCGCCTCGAAAGCGACATTCAGAACGCCGTTCTGGCCGTGCTGGCCCCGCAGGTCGGCAAGCTCCCCTTCAACAACAACGGCATTTCTGCCGTCGCCGGTGCGGCGATTGCGGTCTGCAACCAGTTTGTTACGAGGGGTATGCTCGAGCCGTTCAACGTCGGCACCGACTGGACGATCCCCGACATCTCGGAGATCCTGCCGGCCGATAAAACCGCGCGCAACTTGCCCGGCATCACGGCCAATCTCACCGGCACCGGCGCGATCCAAAGCGTTGAAATGACCGTCAACATCACCGTCTGATTTAGGAGGCCATCGTGGCTGCTTTGCTCGGTTCCTATTCTCCCAATGATGTCAGCGTGATCGTCAACGGTCTGCCGCTCGAGGGTTTCGCAGACGGCACCTTCGTCAACGTCGAGTACAATAGCGACGCGGCGACGATGGTCGAAGGCGCCGACGGTAGCCCAGCGATCGCGTTCAAGCGCGGTATGCGTGGCGCGACCGTCACGTTCACCTGCCTGCAAACCTCGCTGGCCAACAACTACCTAAACGCCCTGTTGCAGACGCAGAAGTTTGCGGCGAGCGGCGCGGCGACCTTGAGCGTGACGATCCGCAACAACCAAGGCGGCGAACTGCATTCGATGCCGCGCGGCGTGTTCAGCAAGGAGCCGGCCGCCGGATTCGCTGCCGAAATCGGCTCGCGTGAATGGACGATCATCGGTCAGCTCAACAGCACGTTCGCCGGCAACGAGGTCTAAGTCGTGCTTGAAACAAAGCAGGTCGAGATCAAGGGGCGCACGTACTCGGTCGGGCAACTGCCGGCCGACCGTGCGTTCGAGATCGGGTGCATCGTCGCCGAGTGGCGTGGCAAGATTGTCGAGCGGATGGGTGACGCAGCGTTGATCGCCACGGAGGCGCGGATCGATTCCGTTGCCGCCGGCGGTCGGGCGCTCGTCACTATCGCGCAAATGCTGCGCGATAACGAGTACCGCGAGAAGGTGTGGAAGCCCGTGCTATCGGTTTGCATGTGCGACGGCGTGCCCGTCTTGCGTGACGACTGGGTTGCGACGTACGCAGGCGACCGGCTCGCGGAACTGTACGAACTGCACCAAGCGTCTATCGATCACTCGTGCGGGGGTTTTTTGCGGGGTCTGGGCCTCGGCGCCGCGCCCAGCCCGCAACTGTAGGCAAGCCGCCGACGTGGCGGGAACTACAGGAAGAGGCGCGCAAGACGCGGTGGCTGTGGACGCTGCCGGTCGAATCGGGCTACGCCTCGAGCCTGCTCGAGGTACAGCGCGAGTGGAGTCTGGACGATGTGCTGCTGGTGGCCGACCGTGTAGCCGCGAAAGCCGAGGCGGTCGAGCGAGCCCGGCAGCAGGCGGAGCGGGGTAGGCGATGATCGTCCGAGACTTACTGATCAAGATGGGCTTCAAGGCCGACACCGCGGGTCTGGACAAGACCGAGCGGCAGGTCGGTCAACTCAAGGCATCCACGATTGCGCTCGGGCAAGTGATGGCCAATCTTGCACAGCAAGGCATCGGCGCAGCGGTCACGGAACTCAAAGCGGCGTCGGAGGCCTCGATTGAATTCGGCCGCGGCATGGCCAACGTCGCGTCGATCATGGGCGGCACCGAAGCCGACACGATCAAGATGGCCGAGGCCGCAAAGACGCTCGGCAAGGAATTCGGCGTGCTGCCCAAGGACGTCAGTGCCGCGATGTACGACGTGGTCGGCTCACTCGGCTACACTGCCGACACCGTCGATCAGGTGCGCATGGCGGTCAAGCTCGGCAAGGCTGGGGCGGCATCAACTGCCGAGGGCTTTGCGGTGCTGTCGGCAGTTACCAAGGCATACGGCGACACGAGCGCGAAGACGATGGAACACGTCGGCGACCTTGCGTCGGCGTCGGTGCGTCTTGGCGTGCTGACGATGCCCGAGCTCGCGTCCTCGATCCAGCAGGTTACGCCATCCGCGTCTGCGCTCGGCGTTACGCTCGAAGAACTGTTCAACGTGCAATCGACCCTGTCGGGCGTGACCGGCAGCGCGGCCGAGGTCTACACGCAAATGCAGGCCGCTATGACGGGCTTGCTCAAAAAGACGCCCGCGCTTGAAAAGGCGTTCAAAAAAACGTTCGGCGGCGAGGGCATCAAGACGGCAAAGGCCGCGATCGGCAAGTACGGTCTGCAAGGCACGTTGCAGAAACTCGTGGCGCAGACGGACGGTACACAGGAGTCGCTGACCGACCTGTTTGGCCGGGTCGAGGCGGTGCGGTTCGTCATGTCGGTGACTGGCAATCAGGCCAAGGACTACACGGACAAGCTCAAGCAAATGGGTGCGGTATCGGGTGAGGTCGACCGCACGGTGGCCAAGCAGACGACGGGAATGGGCGCCAACGCGTTCGCGCTCGACAAAGCTAAAGCCGCGGCCGAGGCCAACCGCATCGAATTAGGCGACCGGCTGGCACCCCGCTACATCGATTTGATCAAATTGGGTGGCGAGGTCGCAAAGGTATTCGGCAAGGAACTCGGGCCGGTGTTTGATCAATCCGCAAGCGACATTAAGAATCTGACCAGCGATGTCGACGGTCTAGGCCTAGCATTCATGGCAATCAAGGCAATCATGATCGGCGTCGCACAGGTCATTGACACGGTCGCGACGATTATCGCCGACCTCAGTGATCAGATCATGGCCATCGCCGCTGGGACCGTGCAAGTCCTTAGCGGTGTCGGTCTGGCAGCGATGGGCGATTTCCAAGGCGCCGCAAAGACGATCGGCACAGTCGGCAATATCTCGGACGTGGCCAAGCGCAGCAGCGCCAACCGCGAAGCGGCATTCATGGCCCGCACACAGGCCCGCGAGCGTCTCATGTACGGCGACCCCGGTCGTGCCCGTATTGCGGCGGCTAGTGCAAGCGCGGCGGATGTGCAAGGTCGCATCGGCGGTGCGCTGTCAGGCCTGCAAGCGTGGGCGGGACAAGGCATCAATACAAATGTCGGCGGCGTGACAGTCAACGTGACGGTGCCGGCCGGCACCGAAGCGGCGGCGGCTGCGCGCATCGGCGACACGGGTGCCCGGTCGATGATGTCGCAATTCATTCACAGCGTGCAGCGCGGCTTTCCGGTCCAAGGTCCGGCGCAGTAAGGGGGGCACATGGCGAGCGCACCTACCCAATTCGTGCTGCCCAGCGGCGTGACGATTACGCCCGACACCTGCACGGCAACGCAGCAGGCCTACACCGCCGAGGCGACCACGCACCCCGTCGAGGACGGGTCGAGTATCGCCGATCACGTCATCCGCAAGCCCGCCGGCCTGTCGTTCACGACGACGTGGACGCCGCGACCGCCTGACGACTCGTACCAGCCGCCGCCCGGCGACGACCGTCCTATGGGCGCGTTTGTGTTCCTGACCGAAACGCTGCAAATGCGTACGCCGATCCGCATCGTGACGGACAGCGTGACGTATGATCCGGTCGTACTGACATCGGTAACGATGCCGCGCGCGTTCGAGGACGGCGACGGTCGCACAATTTCTGTCGAGGCGCAGGAGATCCAGATTGTTAGCGGCAAGACCGTAAAGGTCCGCGTCAGCAAAGCCAACGGATTCAGGGGCAAAGCGCAGAGGAAAAAGACCAACGTGACATTGACGCGCGGGCAGGCTGCGGCAGAAGCCGCGGCCTCGCTGTTTACCGGCAACTTCCTGCGGGCGGCTGGGTTCACCTATATCGCGGTCAAATAAGGGGGCACCGTGGCGGCTTTCATTATCCCGACCGACACCGGACCCGAGACGCAGCCGCAGGTGCTGCGGGCTACGCTTGACGGGCAGGTGTTTCAGTTATTTATCCGATACAACAGCCGCGCGGGGATGTGGCGCATGGACGTGCAGGACGACGCCGGCACGACGCTGGCGGCGGGCCTAAGCCTGCGCAACTGCGGAATTCCTGCCAACGGCTGCATCCTCGGGCAAAATGGCCTGCCGGCCGGGCTACTGCTCGCGCAGCCTGTGACCGACGCGACGACCGACGCGAACCTTGAGGAACTCGGCGGGCGCGTGCTGCTGACGTATCAGCAGATCGCGGCGGTGTGACATGGCGCAACTGTTCAA